TGGTGGGGAAGCGCTCTGCCTTTGGGCCTGGCCCCATCTGCCTTGTCTGCGAACACAACCTACGAGCCTTTGGAACAAGCAATGAGAACACTACCGAGATTCAAGTCACGCCCGCACGTCCTCACCAATACTGCTCTCGGCAGGATGCGGTCCTGCGAGAGGAAGTATTACCTCCGAAACGTGGCGGGCCTGAAGTCGCCATTTAGGTCCACCGCACTCGGCATCGGCTCTGCCTTTCACGAAGGCATAGAGAAGCAGTGTGAAGAGGTCGCCGCAAACTACATTCGGAACGGTTCCGATAACGGTATGCCAAACGGTTTTGTGGATGAGCGGCTTGAAGAGATGGCGATTGTGGCAAGGGAGATGACCCGAGCTGCGCTTAATCGCTGGCTAGATTGGCCTGAGCATCGAGAGGTTCCCTTTCGGATGCCTGTCTTCAGCTCTCAGGGACGCGCCTCTCTGCACTATGACTTTGGTGGGGTGATGGATGGCTTTCCGTCCGACCGGGAGCATAGCTTCTGGAGCGACAAGATCGGTGAGTGGAAGACAACAGGCAGGCTCTCCTCTGATTACATCCTAGGGCTGCAGACCAAGAGTCAGCCATCGGCTTACTGCTATGCGGCCTCGAGGCTGCTGGGGCGACCCATTAGGACCGTTATCTACAGAATTGTCCAGAAGCCCACCATCAAGCGACGGACGAAGCAGCGACCCGAGACCCTTGATGAGTACGCTCAGCGGCTCCGAGAGTGGTACATGGCAAAACCTGAAGCCCTCCACGAAGAGCACGTCACAAGGACTGATGACCAGATCCGAGACTGGGAAGCAGAGATGTGGGAAGTTTCCCTTCGCACCAACGACATCCGAAAAGGACGACGTTTCCCGATCATGAACGACTCGAGCTGCGCCAACTTTGGTCGCTGCGAATACCTCGACCTGTGTGCAAGGTCGATCACCGAGGAAGCCTACGATGTTGTAGAGGACTTCCACCCTGAACTCACCCAAGCAATGAATGGAGCATGACAATGAGTTTGCTACCCAAAGGAAAGCACAAGCCGCGTGCCGGGATGTCGATGTCCCGCCACATGATTCAAGGATTCCCCGGAGCTGGGAAGACCACCTTCGCCAATTCCTGGCCCAACCCAGTGTTCCTGGCTACGGAGCCAGGCACCCACCTGATGGAGGCTGCGGAAGTCGAGATCCGAACCTGGGCTGACTTCAATGCAGTCATGGACGAGCTCGAGTACTCAAACCATTCTTTCCACACCATCGTTGTGGATACTGTGGATAACCTCTACGCACGATGCCTTGAGCAGGTCTGTGCAGACCTAGGGGTGCAGCACGTCTCTGAGGCTCCCTACAAAGGCTGGGACATGCTCAAGCAGACGTGGACGAAGGGCATCCACCGCTGTGCCTCGCTGCGGGCGAAGGACAACCGGAAGCTGTGCCCCCTCTTCATCGGACACACGAAGCTCGAGCCCATCCGAAAGAAGGTGGATGGTCGGATGATTGAGACCGGACAGGTCCTCCACCGCTCTAACCTTCCGGGGTCGGGACGTGGGATCCTACACAGTGCCATTGACTTCCTCTACGGAGTAGAGATTGACGAGGCAGGGAAGCGATGGTTGATCACTCAGCCATCGGACAACGGAGAGGCACGGTACGAAGCAAAGGGTCGGGGCACTCCCGGCCAGATGCTCCCCGTGCGGATTGAGATGACCTTTGATGCGCTAAAGAGCGCTTTTGACGACACCTTTGGTGGGAAGGAATAGCCATGAGTTATTGGGACGATGTCTCGACACAAGAGACGAACACGACGAAGACCGAACACATCAAGACGGACCCGACGATCCCTGCAGGATTCTATGCCTGTGAGATCATCGACTGGATGGCTTTCAGCCGGGATGGAGCTCCCTGGAAGTGCAAGTGGACTCTCCGCATCATCGAAGGGGCTCAACGAGACAAGTTCTTGGTGCGCTGGTCCGAGATGATCCCTGAGCGGAAGCGCATGAACCTGCAGCTATTCCAAAACACGATTGGAGGCACTCCACCATTCGATCCAGCTCATGGCTTCGATGACCTAGCGCTCGTCCAGTCGCAGATGAAGGGAGCTGTTGTGAAGGTGAAGTGCGACACTTGGAAGGGTCGCAATGGCTCCACGGGTCTCAACGTCTACATCAATCAGCTCGTCAGCCCCGGTGGACCACAGGACATCGACATCCCCGAGGGTGCTGTTCCTGCGCCGGATGACGACGTAATACCGTTCTAAGATCGCGGCACAGTGTTCTTGTTAGTCACCTCTCGACTTGCCGTGTGTCGCGCATCATTGTCGCAACCGAGTAGCGGTGCTAGGCGAGGGCTCGCGCCGAAGCGCTATCCTGTGAAAAGGATGGCGACGAGCCCACTAAACTTTAACTGGAGAACAGACAATGATTGTCCTAGGAATTGACCCAGGACCGACGCACTGCGGGCTTTGCGTCTATGACCTTGAGGCGCGCAAAGTCCTTGAGTCCCACAAAGCATGCCCCGCAGATAAGGCTTTAGACACCATCGACACCTATGCGGGTCGAGCTGGGCTAGTGGCAATCGAAAGGGTCCAGTCCTACGGGATTGCAGGCTCTTCGTTGCTCCGCACGTCCGAAACGGTCGGTCGATTGTGGCAGTGCGCCAAGTCTTTGAGCGTGCCCGCAATTCTTCTGTACCGGAGGCAGGTCCTCCAGGGGCTAGACGTGACTGGCAAAGGCAACAGGGATGCTCTTGTTCGAGAGAGGCTAATTGAGATGCACGGTGGAGATCGAAAGGCTGCTCAAGGGACGAAGAAGAGCCCTGGACCCCTTTACGGTGTTTCAAGCCATGCGTGGAGCGCTCTTGCTGTGGCAATTACTGCTGCGGAGATTAGACATGATTAGGGTTCTTCTTAGTGGTGGGATGGACTCTGCAGTGTGCCTTGCATGGGCCAAAAAGCACAAGCTGCCGATTGGGGACACTTACGATTCAGAATTAGACTTTGTGGACTCAGTTGGATTTCACTACGGGCAGAGGCATGCAAAAGAACTTGAAGCAGCCCGTCGAATTGCGAGAGCTTGTGGGGTTCGCTACCGAGTCATGCCCATTCTTGATGGCATAGGCGAGTCGTCATTGACTGGCGGAGACGGAGAGCTCAAGGGAGCCGACGTGGTGGTCCCAAATCGAAACATGCGCTTCCTTGAGGGCGCGGCTCTGATGCGACCGTTTCCAGATGCCATTGTCATTGGTTCATGCAAAGACGATCAGGCTGACTTTGAGGATTGCAGACCTGAGTTTTTTCAAGAAGCCGAAGAGCGCTTGGGAATTAAAATTCTCACCCCACTTATCGACAAGACGAAGGCTGAGGTTGCAGCACTTGCTCACCGTTTAGGCGCAATAAACCTCGTGATTATGTCGTGGAGTTGCTACGCAGGCGGAGAGCATCCTTGCGGAAAGTGCGGAGCCTGCGTTGCCCGAGCTGCGGGACTGAGGGATGCGAGGGCAAAAATTGGAGGGGTCCAATGAGATGGAAGCCTATCTTTCCAAGCGAACAGTCCGATGACCCAATCATGGAAAGGCTACCGATAATTGACTCTCGGCTGCTGGGGATTTACCTGCACCGATTCAAAGCCTCTAAAGAAAGGCCCATTATCGGGGGGCACGATCACCCGTGGGATTTTGCGTTCTTAGTGCTTTCGGGGGGATACGAGGAGATCCCGTGTAGGTGCATGAGGGTGCCGAGAAAGAAGTGGGACTTTGGGGTCCGACTCGCAAGCACTATTCACTCAATCAGGGTCAACGAGTCGGGGTGCTTGACTCTTTGCATCCGAGGTCCAGCGCGCCGAAAGTGGGGCTGGAGACCGCTTCGTTAAATGCAAGCCTACGCAAGCAGGACCGGGACACTAAGGAACATTGAAGCGATGCGTCGAGCTGGCTGGAAGATGCTCTGCGAGCCGTCTCAGTTGGTTCGTTATGGAAGTGCCATGCCCCCGCTTTCGTATGCTGTGGACAATGGTGCTTGGGGTTGCTTTCAGAGAGAGGTCCCCTTTGACTCTGAGGCTTTTGAGAAGATGCTTCGACTGATTGGGAAAGAAGCTGACTGGGTGGTGGTTCCTGACATAGTGCAGGGTGGCATTGAAAGCCTAGAGTTTAGCCTTTCTTGGCTTCCGAAGATTCTGCCCTTTGGTCAGTGTCTAGTTGCAGTGCAGGACGGGATGGAGCCTGCCGACGTTTCTGACATTATCAACCGTCAAGTCGGAATCTTTTTAGGAGGATCTACCGATTGGAAGCTTGAGACCATGCGCCTGTGGGGATCGTTGGCCCGGAGCAAAGGGGCTTACTTTCATGTGGCTCGAGTAAACACTGCAAAGAGAATTAGGCTATGCCAGGACGCTGGAGCTCATAGTTTTGATGGGACGAGCGTCACGCGATTTTCGTCAACCCTTCCTAAGTTAGACAATGAAAGAAGGCAGGGGCATTTGTTCCCTGGGATGGGCAAGTAATGAAACCTTTTTTTACCTACTACGGTGGAAAGTGGAGGGCTGCCCCACGTTATCCCTTGCCTGTTTTTGATGTAGTGATTGAGCCTTTTGCTGGGAGTGCTGGCTATAGCGTCCGACACTTTGCGAAGAAGGTTTTTTTAATCGACACAGACCCAAAGGTCGTGGCGACGTGGAAGTACTTGCTTTCAGTATCTGAGCGCGAAGTGCGATCTCTTCCAGACATTGGGATAGACCAGCCTGTCGATGAACTGGTTGTGTGCCAGGAAGCTAGGTGGCTAATTGGCTGGTGGCTGAACAAGGGGTCTGTTCGCCCAAAGCGTAAGCCAAGCAGCAATATGAGGAAGTCGTTGCTTGGGATGAGCCCCCCTGGAACCAATCTGCCTTCTGGGTGGTGGGGTCCTGCAGTCAGGGACAGAATTGCCTCTCAGCTAAAATTGATCCGGCACTGGGTAGTCAAGCTGGGCACTTATCAAGATGCCCCCGACGTAACAGCCACATGGTTTGTTGACCCACCTTATCAAGTGGCCGGGAAGCATTACCGATTTGGGTCAAGCAAGATCAACTACTCAAACCTTTCTAAGTGGTGCAAAGGCCGCAAGGGGCAGGTCATTGTCTGTGAGAATCACGGTGCGGACTGGCTTCCTTTTAGGTTTTTCCGAGACACCAAGGCTCAAGAGGGGAAAAGGGGTGGGAGTGTTTCTAAAGAGGTCATTTGGACATCAGGTTTCGGGCAGGCTGATTTGTTCACTCAACATGGGGCAAGTGGTGAAGCTTGAGATCGTGCCCTGCACACTTCGTGCAGCTCGTGCCTTCGTGGAACAGCACCACAGGCATCACAAGCCCCCGCAGGGTGGTCGCTTTGCCTGTGCTGTTGCCGACGAGGATGGCAAGGTGCGAGGGGTCGCTATTGTTGGAACGCCAGTTGCCCGCATGTCTTGTGATGGCTGGACTGCCGAGGTTGTACGGGTCGCAACGGACGGAGCTCCCAATGCTTGCTCTGCACTTTATGGGGCTTGCTGGCGAGCGGCTCGAGCTCTCGGCTACCGCAAGCTTATCACCTACACTCTTCCTGAAGAGGGGGGGGCGAGCCTGCGCGGAGCTGGGTGGCGCATCCTAGGAGAAGCGGGTGGTGGGGATTGGTCAAGAAGATCGCGCCCCCGAGTAGACGAGCACCCTACACAAGTGAAGATGAAGTGGGAGAAGTCTCTGTGAAGTACAAGACAAACTTGCTCGAGGCACTCGATGATGCTGCTGCACTGGTCCCCGTGGACATCCACTATGAGAAGGACATCCTCTGCTGGGAGGTAGGCTCAGACAGTGGCTGCGAGACTCGCTGCAGCAAGCTCGTCATGTGTCCACCCATCAAGGTCTCATGGCTCGTGGGCAGAGAGGATGACCACCCGCCCGAGGAGTGGGAATACGATGTACTTGTCTATCACGATGGGAAGCCGGTCCAAGTACGGGTCGAGATGATTGAGCTCAAGAGAACCTCTGTCCACTATGGGACGCTGTTTGAGGCTGTGTTCTCCGCTCTTGATGAGCACGTCCAGTGAGCGCTACCCGAATCGGTATAGAAACGCTGCCCCCTGCCTCCGAATCTCACCCTTGAGGCGAGAGGCAATGGGCCTAGCTTCTTTTCTCAGGTCTGGCTGGATTCTCTCGATGTCTGTGTAGTTCTTTTTGTGCTTTCTGAACAAGGCAAACCAGGCAGGACAAGCGACCAGAGCAATCTCAAGAGGATCAAGGTCATATTGTCTAATCTTCTCCCACTCTGCACCATCGACCAGACCTATAGCCTGCTCTACCCTCATTGCGTACTCGATGATGACTACGCTCTCGTGGGACCTCATGGTCCTCAGTGCATAGACCTCTTCGTAAAGGTCGAGCACAACCTCACCGAGCAGGTTCATCAGGGTGCCGTAGTTCTCCTCTAGGCACTTGGCTGCATCGAGCCTACGAACCATCCGTATCCGACGACGGTCGTCATTGCGCCAGGACGCGCGCTTATACCATCTCTTCTTGTATGCCATGACATCTCCGGTGCTTGAGAGTCAGAGAGCTACCAGCGGAACGTCAGCCCCTTGATTAGGGATTCCCAGAAAGCCCTCATTGCTTTACCCAAAGTCGCTTCGCAAAGCCGTGAATCACGTCACCAACCCGAGCCCACACCCCTGCCCTGTAAGACCACCAAAAAGCCAAACCAGCAATCCAGGCTTCAGGACGCAAAGCGATGACTGATGGAAAGCAGCAGAGCATCTCTCCGACCAGTTCGTGGACGAAGAGGTGAACCGGCAGGAAGACATCCATTACTTAATCGCCGCTTCAAGTCGGGCAATCCGACGCTCGATTTGTCGCTTCCGGCTGCGGGCCATCTTGTCCCCGTTCAGTTCCAGACGCTTCTTGAGCTTGCCCACTCGCTCCTTCTTCCGCCGAGCTGCGGCCTCGACCGAATCGACAATTCCAAGGAAGGCTAGGCAGCAGAGGTAGAAACCGAAAAAATCCAGAGCCTCAGCAAGCGGAGAAAAGCCGGAAAGGTCCGTCATCTTGTCCAGGCGATAAGCCATCTCAGCAGCTTGTCGAGCGCGCATCTGAGCCTTTGGGAGCCCGACCCACTCCTTGCCGAGATCCACAACGACATCCTCAAAGAGGGACGCGAGCTTTGGATGGTTCTGTTCAAGGAACTGGGCAGCCTTGCGCTCAGCCTCAAGGCGACGTTGTTGCTTACTCATCGCTAGCTGCCTCCTTCACTTCCTCGACTGCAGCCGCGACCTTCCGGCCTGACCTAATGACCTCACTAACATCCACCAGCCCTTGAGCTCCAACGAAGGACAGGACCATCGTGGTCAGGGAGGACAGGGTCTCGTCACTAAGGTTGAGGCCCAGCATGTCCGAGCCGGCCACAATGATCACAACAACCAAGGTGAGGATGAGCTTCCTTGAAACAAACTTTTCCATCTCAGACTCCGAAACAAGTTCTGAACACAATCAGCGTGAAGACGACTGCCACGATAGCAGTAAGCGTCATCAGCTCGTGAATGTCGTCGTCACCATCCACCATTGAGTAACGTATAGGTGAAGGTGTCCCAGCCTCTTTCCTTCAATTGCGTCTTGCACAGCAGCATGAAGCAGTCGAAGTCGTGCGGGTTCGCGAACACCTGACAGCCGGCGCTCCATTTATCTACGTTGACCGAGCCGAACTCGGATGACGTGGCTCGATGGCAGTTGATGCCAAACCAACCCTCCTCAATGTTGTCTGGCCTGTAGTCCACCTTGGCATCTAAATTGTCGTCGCGGTGAACAGCGATCTTCGACCCCTTCTGAACAAGCGCTTCGTACTTACCTCGATGGAGCCCCAGCTTCCAAACTCCACGGTACTGGCGGTCAGCCACGACTGCAGCAGTGCCCAGCTTCTTCATGGGATGCTCAAGCCAATAGGTGCCAGGGTCCGTCGTGATGGGCCACCAGCGGTCAACCCATTGACCGCCGTCCTTGTAGATGACGTGAATCTCGTCATCAAACTTATTCGGGGTGCTCATAGGGTTGCGAATGCCAACTAAGTTGAGGTTCCAGTCCCCTTGCGTGAAGACCTTTCCCCCAACCAGCAAAACACGCTGGAGGATGGGGTGAAGCATCAGCGACCCTGGACGTGGTCCGAGAGCTTGGTCACGCTCATCGAAAGAAGCTCGATGCTCTTCGTCAGAGAGCGTGGCGTGTAGACCAAAGGGAGGCCATCAGCATCCTTTGCTCCCAGGACCTCGCTCATCTTCTCACAATTGGCTGCAGTCCTAGCCTGGGCCTCGCGAATCATCACGAGCTGCTGCTCGAACTCGTCACACTGCTC